TTTGTATCTACCACCTTGTGTATATTTTAATAACTTAACTTCTTCCATTTCTTTAATATCATAATTGTATGTGGAAACATTTGCCAATTCAAAAACCATTTTTAATTTATTAGTTAATTTTTCATCATCAATTACAAGTTCTCTTGTATTACGAACTTCTTTATTAAGTAAATTTTTATCATAAGTTCCAGCAAGTTCTGAATCTTTTGATTCTTTACTTTCAAAATATTTAATTAACTTTATACATTGACTTTCTGATAGAAAATTATCTCTATGAATAACAAATTGAAATTTATCATTAGTAATCATTAATATCTTCCAGTCGTTGCAGTTCTTGCTATATTTATTTTATATTTATCTATATTAAGTGAATCCAAATATATATCTTTAACAACTTTATTATCAGAATAATCCTTATCAAAATTACCACTTATTTCAAATGTTTCATCCAATTCTAATTCATTCACATTTTTAATATTTAAATACTTTCTATCTTCTTTATCTACATTAATTTTAAAATCTACTTTCAAGTTAAAATCTGAATTTGGTTTGGTTTCAAAATTAATATTAATAATAAACGAAGTGTCCTTTAAATTAAATACTTTAAAATTATCAGTCATACCAAATTCTAAATTAACATTCTTTTGTAAACTATATATTAACCATACAAATCCTTTAACCTCATCAATTAATGAATTTATTAAAATTTCTTTAAAAGAAGATTCTCCTGAAGATGGTGTTAAAAAAGAATTTTTAAAAATAATATCATCAGAAACATTACTTTTATCTCCATCACTTTGAAAATTATAAAATGATGTGTCCAATGCCCATGATTGAACCTCTGGCGTACCCTCATCTTTAATCATCCCTTTCTTATTAATTTTAAAAATGTTTAAAAATAAATCTGTTAAATGTGATCTCAAATTTCTACTAAAAATATTATTTCTATAATCATTACTTATCCAATTTTTAAATAAACTTTCATCTTTTGAAATATCAAAAACATCTCTTTCTGTATCAAGTGGAGTATCCACTAAAACATCTGTACCTTTCATCAAATTAATTCTACCAGTTTTTTCAACATCATATTTAAAATTATGTTTGGTATCAAACAAAAACTTTAAACTACTTATAAAATCAATAGTAGTTTCTCTTGGATAACCAGGTATCCATCCCGCGTCAAATATAATTTTATCATCCTTTGTAACTGCATCTAAATACATTCTAATAACATCGGGAGTTTGATTCTTTTCCATTAATGCTAAAGTTTTTGGAACTCCATTCTCCACTCCAATATTCATATAAACCAATCCAGATTTTCTTGCTTCATCTAAAAACTTCTCATTCATTTTTTTATGTGTTCTAAAATAACCACCATATTTTATTTTTGGTAATTCTCCCCTGTCAATTAAATTATTCAATGTATCAACAAATTTTTTATAATTACTTATTGAACCATTTATTAATGAATCTGTAAACCAAAAATTTTCAACTCCATATTCTTTATTTAATTTTGTTATATCTTCAATTAACTTTTCTGAACTTCTATATCTATACAATCGAGTCTCACTACAAAAAGTACATTTAAAAGTACAACCTCTTGAACCTTGAATCGGTAATGTTAAATTTGGGCCAAAATCTGATATATATTTATTTTCTTTTCGTATTTCAGTATAACCGTTTAAAACTTCTTCACTCCAAGTTGGTGTACTTAAAGTATCAAGGTTCATTATCTGTAAATTACCAGTATAAACTGGTTTTCTACCACTACGACCTGGTGGTAATGCCGTTGCAAATGATGGTCTTAACTTATCCCACTTCCAAATTCCATTTGTATTATCATAACTCCCAGTTTCTATTAAATCAGTTGCTAAATCTACAATGGTTTTCTCTCCTTCATTTGTACCACACCCAACATCTACAAATTCTCTGTACTTTCCTTTTACCAATGATTCATTAGTTGACTGATTTGTACCAAGTTCAGTAAGTCCGCCGCTTTCACCATACCAACAAAATGGGCCACCATACCATATATGTATACTGGGATTGATTTGTCTTAAATAACGAGCAAGATAATCTGTTGTCATAATGTTTGATGAATAAGTAGTAAAACTAACTGCATCATATTCCGATAATTCTTTTATTATATCAAACCAAAATTCTTGAAACAATGGAACAATTTGTTCCCAAAAAACTTGTTTTGTAGTCCAGGGATAATCTTGTGTCCATTTTTTAAGATATTTTTTATGATTCTTTTCTAAATACAATGAACTCATCATATTAATATCATATTGAGTTGGATTAAAACCTGATTCAGTTAACGCTGTATTTAAACTACCTAATGCAAATGAAGGAGTTGATATAGACCATTGTGGACAAATACATAAAGCTATTTTTAAATCTTCCTTCTTCATTATACAAAAGTATCTCCAACGGCCCAAGTAACTAAAGAATATCTATGTCCATTTGTAATTGGTTTTACTTCATGTCCATAAAATGATGGAAATATTAAAACTCTACCCTTTCTTGATTCAATATGTGTTCCATCAAAGAACTTAAATTCTCCACCTTGATACTCCTCTCCCTCATTACTTAAAAATGTAACTACAGTTAACTTAACTACTGTAAAGGGATCAATAGGATGAAAATCTGAATGTGGTGTATACCAATCCTCTTCGTCATATCTATGCCCCATAAGTTTATTTTTATATATACCTGAAATATTATATTTGTAAACTGAAGTGTTAGCTATTTCAATCAAACTCCAAATTTTATCTAAATATTTTTGTTCTTCAATATCAGCAATGTTTAACTTACAAATCTCATCTTCCATCATTGGTTGTTCATCAATAATAGAATACGAACCTATCTTTGGTTTTGCATTATTATCAATATATTTTCGTACTTCATTACATTCGTCTTCAGTAAAAAAATTATCTCTTGTTAACCACCATCTAAATGATGGATTTTTTTTAAGTGTATCTATATCTATTGATTTATACAAAGGTATTTCCTATTATAAATTCTTGTAATGAATATCTAACACCACTTGTAACTGGTGTAACTCTGTGAAATAACAATGGACAAAATATTAATAATGTTCCTTTTTCTTTTGGCATTTCATAAAATTCTAAAGTCTTTGGGTCTTGTATTGCTAATTGTGTAGAACCACCTTCATATTCACTTGGGTCTGATAATTGAAGTATTGTTGCTAATTTTCTTCTTGAACTCTTACCATTATTAAAATCTGAATGCCATGTATAAAAATTATCTGATTTATATTCAATCAATTTCATATTATTTTCTGGTTCTTGTATATGAAGATTCCAAGATAAATGATTACACATCTTAGCCGCAATAAATAATTTCTGTTGTAATGAACTATAATCCCCTACAACATAATCTCTCATATCTTTATGTAAATACCATTCTGTAACATTTCTAAAATCTGTATTGTGATCATCTCCAAAGTGGTCATCTAAACAACCTTGTTCACCTTTTTCGGTATTCTTTATTCTTTCAACCAACTCATCACACTCATCGTTTGTGAGAAAATCTGGTTTACTCATATACCACTGCCAATTATTATTCTGTATCATCTATCCAACCTTTTAAATAATCTGCAAAAATTCTATGTCCTTTTTCATTTGGATGCCCATTTTCACAAAATACTTTTTCTAAATTATTTTTATCTTGTGTTATAACTTCATAAAAAGCTTTGTCTGTAAAATTATTAATATTTAAATCTTTATGTGATTTACCAAATGAGAAAAATAATATGTGTTCTACTCCAAGTGATTGTAAAAATGCCTGAAATAAAATTATATCATACATTTCCCAATCATATTTAGAACGACTCTCTATTGTAAATCCTACAATAAATATCGTTTCATTAAGAAGTTTTTGATTCTTATAAATCCACTTCATAGTATTAACTATGATTGTCTCATTACTACAACCACATATTGCCAAATTTATTTCTTTTAAATTTAATTCAGCTGATA